AGTATGATAGTGACTTATTTGTTAGATAAGGATTATAAGTTTTCTCCGCTAGTTCTGGGTTATCAGAATTGGTGATGATATCTTTCTTACCTAGATTGATATCGTTTACAAAGTCAAATGGATTCATAATCAAATTCCCTTCACTCTTAATCATATTCTATTTTTATAACCTTGTCAAGTGTTTTGAGTATTATGAACTGAATACTAATAAAAGTATTACATCGTGAATACTAACTAAACACTTGACAAAACCTCGTTGAAGAAGGTTGAGTATTAGTGAGTGAATACTAACAAGAGTATTAACAGCTGAATACTAACGAATACCTTCTTCAACAAACATTTTTCGTACCTCTCTCCAAAGAGTACGAAGATGTTTATCTGAAGATGTCATTGCTTCTCTTATTTCTCTCACATCATCAAGATCTTTTATTGCTTTTTTAGATTCTAAATTCATACTTTTCTTACAAGAAGAACCAGCTTTGCGTTTGTGCCATTTGTAGTTTGAGGCTGTAACACCAGCTTTCATATGATATGGAGTCAAACCAAAGTATACTGATTTAACATACTTCCAATATGGAGGTTTGCCATTATCTGATCTTACTCTTGGTTCTCCTGTTTTAGGATCAATGATCGTATTAATAACTTGATAGAGAAATTTTATTTTATCACTTGTATAATTTTTTAGACCTTCATTGAGATGAGTACCTTTTTTATTGTATTCTATATTAGCCCATGATCGAGTATCATCTGGTAGTCTAGATGCTAGATGAATAAGATTTCTTTTTATCCACTCAACTATAGGATCTGAATATTCTGTTTTGATACCATAATTGTTGTTTCTAGCTTCATTAGAATGTTCTGTTAGATTGATTCTATCTCTGTAGATATGTTCCATTTTCTTTTCATGTTCTTCTAAACTACATGGATCAAACTTCTTTAATCTAAGAAAAACTTCTGGAAATTTTTCTAAATAATAATCAATTGATTTTAGATCATTGATATCCGTCTTTTCTAAAAGATCTGGACGTTCAAGAACAACAGATGCTATCACTCTTACCTTTGGTGTTTTCTTTTGATGAAAAAGAAGTATTGAAACATTTTTAGATGAAGTCTTCTTTTTCAAAGAAATCAATTCTTCTATAGTAAATGGTTGAGCTAAACTTACGTTCTCGCGAGATCTAAGATGAGCGTCTTCTATAATTATACTATCACCTTTTTTCAATCCTGGTATATCTAGATTTATAAAATCCAAAGGTGATATTTCACTACATACTTTTGTCTTTGAGTTGAGGATATGAATTTTATTATTACCAACATCTGCAAGAAATCTATTATTCATTTTATTCCTTTCAATTTGAGTATTATGGATTGAATACTAATAAAAGTATTACACGATGAATACTAACTAAAAAATGGGTGTTAGGTGATGAATACTAATAAAAGTATTGCCCAGTGAACACCAACTAAAATTCCATTATATTTTATCTACTCTACATAATGATTTATATGAAACGACGATACAAACGACGATAGAAAATTCATTTTTATCCCAATTTCTAATTTTAACTTCTCTTGTCCAAAAACGGTTCTAAAATCTTATTTGATACTTCTTTACAAACCACAATCAACTCCATTCACAATCAGTCATGATTTCTAGTAGACAAGCAACGTTATTGATTTCATGGTCAACAACAAAGGCTGCTTGATATTGATACTTTGCGAGTATCAACACCATCTGAGCAACACTCATTGGTTTCATCTTCTTGTTTGCATAATCATATAGTTTACGAAACAGTGTAGATGATTCAATATCAGCATTATCAACTACCCATTTACGAATACCTGTGAAGTCTTGATTTTTCATCATAGAAACAAGAGAATCAAAAGATTCGTCACTTAGTGTAGTGAGAATGCCGACATCAATCTTACCTGTAACAGAGTATCGCTGAAGTTCGTTTAGAACACGTCGCCAATCTGGCATATGTTTCATAATTAGTTCAGCGATAACCTTTGGATCAAACTCGACACCCTTCATCTTAAGAATGTTAGATACACGCTTTAAAAACTGTGGAGCAAGACTTGCCATCTCTTTCTTAGACATAGTGAAGTCTACTACACTACACCGAGAATGTAGAGGTTCAATGATACGATTCTTGAAGTTACAAGTTAGAATGAATCCACAATTATTAGAGAACTCTTCCATAAAGTTACGAAGAGCAGGTTGAGTAGATTGTGGATTAAGATAGTCAGCCTCATCTAGAATAACATATTTACGACCACCTGTAAACGAGACGGTAGAAGCAAACTGACTGATTTCAGTTCTTAGAGTATCGATGTTGCCCTTCATAGAACCGTTGATGATAATGTAATCAAGATCTAGTTCGTTCAGGAGTGCCCTAGCGACGGTTGTTTTACCGACGCCAGGACCACCTGTGAGAAGAAGATTTGGAACTTGATTCTTATCTACGAATGCTTGAAATACACTCTTCAAACGCGCTGGTAGAATACACTCTTTGATGTTGGGTGGACGATATTGTTCCACCCACAAATAATCACCCATTGACATAATATAGACCTTTCATTAAGAGCGAGATTCAGTAGCAACGAAGTATGTGACCCTCCCATCTCTTGTGCTAAACTTAGAGATTCCCTTACTAGAAATCTCTACATTGTAGTCTAACATCATCATCTTCATGTTGTCAACCTTAAAGACGTGTCGGAACTCACTTTCTGTCTTTCCAACCTTCTTAGTATAACGATTCATTGAAGAGTTCTTTGAGTCTCCAGCACTAACAACAATATTACCATCAACGCCTTCTACAATCACTTCTGGTAGACCAAGAACACGGGCTGCTTGAAGAACATCCTTTAGATTGTCTTCAGTGAAAATAAAACTGGCATCTACGTCAGGTAGAGTCAATTCCTTTTCTGGCGGTGTTACAATCATCGATGGATCGGCATAACGATAATCAATCGAAGTACCATTACCATCATTGATATTTGCAGAGTTATCGTTTAGTTCCAACTCTGGTTCTTCCATTAATGATACGGCAGAAAGGAACTGCCCAAGATCATAGATACCAAATTGTCGTTCAAAGGTATCTTCGACCATTACTTCAGCAAGAACAGTCTTTTGTGGTGAGACTGTCTTGAGAACATTACCTTCCTTAAATAGAAGAGATTGGTTGATAGAAGAAAAGTTCTGTAGTACTTCAATAGTCTGTTCAGATAGTTTCATAATTTACCTCACTTTTTTTCATATTTAGAGAGTAATTCAGCATCAGCAGTTGCCGCAACTCCTACTTGTGCTAAATCGACGAGGGAACCACCAAACATGTAGGATCCCATATGTGTTAGACGCATCCAAGGACACATCCACACTTTAATGCCAATGTTTCTAGCCCATTGACAAAACATGTAATCTTCTGATAAGTATCTATTTGAATCTGGACAAATTACTGTATCAAAGAATGCCATGATTTTACGTGAACCATCAAAATGTTTAGTTCTAACGTGATCTGGTGTATATAGTAGTTCTGGATAGGCTTCAGTATATTTTTCAAATACGTGCCGTTGAATAATCATAAATCCAGTACCACCTTCTAGAACTTCTACTGGTTCATCAACACGGAGTTGATCAGTTCCTGGGGCTGGATTGAAAACAAAGTCTCCGACGAACTTTTCTAGTTTATTTGGATTTTCGTCAGCAAATCCTTTATCTACTGCACGTTTAATCTTTTCCCAAGCAATAGTCTTTTTTGGATATGGTGCACAAACAATATGTTTATCTGACTCTGGATCAGCGATAGCAGCCATTGCTAGAACGTCGTTTGGATCAAATCCAATGTCACTATCGATAAACATAAGATGCGTCATATCAGAACGCATAAACTCGTCTACTAGATAGTTCCTTGCGCGGGTGATAAGAGATTCATTGAAAAGATAATGAAATCCTAACTGTACTCCATAATTAGTAGCCATAATACCTAAATCAGTACAAGATTTTGAATACTGACCAGTACACATGGCTCCATACATTGGAGTACAAACCATAATCTTTCTTTTTCGCAATTCTTCAACTGTTACTTGAATTTCCACTCAAATTCTCCTTATCATGTAAATGTAATGCCATCATAGCATAATGCAAGACTTTCATCAAGTCTTTTCTATTGTAACCATCTTTACGTCCATATCGTTGAGCATACTTCAAAACGTTACCGATACAGAAACCCATTCCATGACCAGAGTCAAAAATAAACTCTGTTGCTTGAAACTTTGTCTGCGAGTAGTGTGCATCATATGTACTATCTATATAGTCTTTCAATTCGGCAATTAGACGGTCTTCGTCAAATTTATAGTCAATCATCTCAGACATAAGTTCACTCCTTCGTACATCATGTTTATATAATACCAAACTTTGGTATTTTTGTCAAGTACTTTTTAAAAACATCAAAAAGGAGTTAGTCTTGAAATTCCAATCAAATTGGAGTTGCGAAAGAAATTCCTTGTTGACGTTATTATTGATTGATTAAACAGCGAGTTTTTCGCCTGCTTGACCAAGCATGGTCATTTTATTTTTATTCTTATATTTTGACATATTCATAATCTCTAATCAACTCCAAACCATAGTTGTCATCTTCCTACCTGTGTTAGATATCTTTCTTTTGTTTCTTCCCAATTCATGAAACAAATATCATCATAGAACAAAGTTTCATTTAGATTTGTTCTATCGTTTTTTATGAGACTTTTAATACGTTTTGATGCATACTTGGTCTTCCAAAGATTTACAAGATATTCAACACTCGTATCAAAAGACTTTACAAGTTTAGAATCATCAATTTCTCCTCTTAAATACTCACAAGTATTATTATACAAGGGAGAGAAATAGATACCACGATGATGTTCAGAACGAATAATCTCTTTAGGAATATTCAACTTAGAAAATGCACGGCTACGATAACGATTACGATGATCACGTTTCAACATAAGACCGTTCTTGTTCTTGGCCACATAATGTACAAAATATTTTTCTGTATCGTGTTTCTTAAAGAAACGAAGCATTTCTCGTTCTACACTCTTCGTCATTTCATATGTCAAAGAACCAGAAGAATAACCCATTTTCTTCCAGTGTTTTAAATTGTCATACTGACTTAGACCGCCAGCCTTTGATTTACCATAGAGACTGGTAGTCGTTACAGACACAAGAGTATTGCCGTAGTTTTGTTTCCACTGATTCTGTACAACATCAGAAAGACAAAGCAATGCAAGAAGTTTGCCACCTGTGTAATTAAAACCAAGAGGTTGGAGTGGCACGATAGTAGAACCAATACAAGTATGATTTAGTTTGCCACTCTTTGTTTTAAATTCACGATCCCAACCAATATAATTATCGCGAGGTGTCAAGTCAATAAAATCACCTGTAATACAAATAACACCGAGATACTTTTCAGTTATACGGTCACGAATAATATAGTGCATGTTACGGCCGATGTTAGAATTGTTTTTCATCGTACTTGTAAATGTGCGTATGCAGTTCCACTTGTTGATAGTTGATCCTGCACTCATATTCGTGTCAAGATTGTTTTCATCAGTATAGATCATTTCAATATCAAGTTTGTCGAAATCTTCTGGAGACTCTGGCATCCAGATTTTGGCCTTACATTCATGTATTAATTTGCGATGTTCTTCGTTGGCAAATAGATACTCTTCGCCGAAGATAGTACTTCTTTTTTCAGAAGGATATCTTTCGTGTATTTCAAGATACTTCTGATAAAGTGTATACTCTTCAACGGTCATTTGACTTACATTAGTTAGATCATCAATGATCATCTGACGTAAGTTAGATTCTTCTAAAACATCATCTTCTATTGGATTTGTGGCGAGCCAATCGTCATACTGTTTCTTTACGAAGTCTTCTTCAATCATTTTAAAAATTCTGCTTTCCAAGTTTGGAGCGGGTGGAGGGAATCGAACCCCCGTCATGAGATTGGAAATCTCAGGTAATGCCATTATACGACACCCGCACTATTATTATGTATAATACATTTAACGAATGATGTCAATAGATTC